GTAACATCGGCGGCCATGCCGAGCGGCACTTGTGATTGTGCGCCGCCGGTATAGGTTCCCTTGGTGTGATGCGATGGGCTAACCGCAATGGCGGCGTGCCAACCCGGTGGCAACGCTGCGCTGGCGGTGTTCAAATTGCGGATTACATCGGCGTTAATCTGTTTGACGTTTCCGGCAAGCTCGCCCTTTGGGTCGGTGACAAACCCGCGGTAATTGCCGGCGATGCCACTGGCGGCGCCACCGGCACCACCACCGCCGGCGGCCGCCATCCCCATGAATACGCGATTGATGTCCTTTACGCCGGCGCCTTTCGGCAACCACTTGCCGCCGCCGCCGGCCTCGATGCTGATCCCGCCAATTGTCAGCCGGCGGATGTTTTCCGGCGTGAGGTCAACCGGCAAATTCTCGCCGCCCGGTTGGAGATATTTGCCGCCCAAGGCTTGCCGGTAAGCCGCGACTTGTGACGCAATATCGTTGTTGTCGGATGCCGGTCCCGATGTATTGGCGATGCTTAATGGCGTATTCACGCCGCGCCGCAAATAGCTGGCATAGGTAAGGGCGCGCGCGCGGATGCCTTGATCCATCGTCGCGAAGCTTTCGAACGCCGCGCCGGGTTGCGTGACCTTACCTTCCCAAGCATTCGGCCCAACCCTCAGATTGCCGGGATTGTTGCGCTCGGGATGCGAGATCGTTTGCGCGGTTTCGACCGGTTGCGGCGCGTTCGGGTCCGGCGCCCATCCGGCCGGGAAGCTCAATCCGCCGCTGGTTCCCGCCGCCGGCGTTGGTGTCGCGGCCGGCGCCGGTGCACCGGGACCGAGCGGCGAGCCGACTTCGCCGCCGCCAGGACCGGCCGCCGGTGTTGGTGTCGGTGCCGTGCGCGGTGCGATGGGAGCATAGCCGTAAGGCCCACCGCCAGCCGGTGGAGTAAACGGCACTGGTGCGCCGCCGCCGCCACCACCCGGTGCCGGTGTCCCGGCCGGAGCCGGTGTCGCACCGGCGGGAGCCGGACCGGCCGGCGCGGTGCCGGCGCCACCGCCACCGCTCGGCGCCAACCAATTTTTGAGCTTCAATCCTTGGTAAATCAGCGGTCCGCCGGGGAGCAACGCCATCAACCCGGCTTTGATAACGTCGCCATGCTCAGTCATAAACCGGAGCATTTTTCCGAGGGCATCGACCACGGCAATGATGGCGCCGGCAACCGCCTTGAAGTCCTCGGCCGTTTCTTTTGCGTCACCGGATTTGAGCCAATCGCCAAAGGCTTTTGACCAACCCTCGACCATATCCTTGATGTCTTTTTGGTGGGCGTTCACAAAATTGGTAAGGTCGCCGAAAAGCTCGGTGAATACCGGCGCAACCGCGGTGGCAACGGTGGTGCCGAGTTGATAGAACGCGGCGTTTAGCGGTCCAACCGCGGCCTCATAGTTGCGCATCGATTTAACTTGCTGCGCGGTGAGCGTCTCCATTTGCTTTTGCTTGTTGTACCACTCATCGAGCGTCACCTTGTTGAGCTTATATTGCCAGTAGGTATCGGCGAGGGCTTTACCGCCGGCGATCATCAATTGCCGGTTCACGTCCATCGGATTTTTCTGTTTGTCGAGCGCGGCGAAAAAGTCTTTTTGAACGTCGATGACATCCCGGTATTGTTTTTTGTTGTTAACAATCGCCACGCCGAGCCGCTGAAACACGTAAGCCGCCCTCGGAGCCGCGCCGAGCGAGGCGTCATACATCGTTTCTTTAAGTTCACTGAGCGCGTCGATGGCGGTTTGGGCGTTACCGCTGAAAAAGCGCATGGCTTGGGCCACGCCATAGAGCCGCTCCGGCGTTTCGTTGAGCAACATGCCGGTTTTCGTGAGTTCATCGCCGAGCGCTTCAAAGTTGCTGACGAGCTTGGCGAGGCCGGTGAGTGCGGCGGCGCCGACAAGGGCGCCCATAGCCGGGACCATCGAGGACATCGCCTCGGCGGCCGTTGCGGCGCCGGATGCGACCGACTTAAAGCCGTTGGCGATCTTGGTTAGGCCGGTGACATCGGCGAATTTGGCGAGGGCTTTTTGCTGAGCTTCGAGCGGCGCCTTTAGGCCGGCAATGCTCTTGTTGATCTTGTTGATTTGCGCCGTTGCTTGGTCAACGACGCTGAAGGTGACTGCGTACCCTGCCACGGTTAATCAGTCCTCATCCGAGGCATTTTGCCGGCGCACGATGCGGTTCGCTTGGCCTAGCCACCACACAAGCTCGGTTCCGGTGAGCGCCAAGGCATCTTGCGGCGGCCAATGATAGAAGTGCGCGAGGTCGGCGACCAACTCTAACCAGTTCTGAGGCCACCGGGCATAAACCCGGCTAAAAAATCGGATGCCTTGGTGATGTCCGAAATGCGCATAAGCTCGATGGCGCCGCGGGGAATGCCGCTGGCGTTCGACACCAGCGCAAACTGGTAGTTGCGCAAGGTGAGGAAATTGGCGCCGTTGGCAAGCTCGCTTTCGGCTTTGAGAACCATCTTGCCGTTGGGTTCCTCGACGCGCAGCACGTCGTAAGTATGGCCGTTCCATTCAATCGGCGGGTCGAGGTCGATAACCAGAACGCGCGGCAAGTCCTCGCCGCCCTCGCGGCCAAAGCCGGGATTAGAACCATTCAAGAGCGTGTCGGTCATGGCATTTGCTCGGCAACGCTGACGCCATCGAAGCGCACTTGAAAGGTTCCCTCGGCGGCGCGCACTTCGAGGGCGCTTGTGTTCCACATCGCGGCGCCGGTGACAATCTTTCCGTTCGCCAAGGCGACTTGAACCTCGGAACATCTCATGTTGTTAAAGTCGCCGACAGTAATACTTCCGCTGTCGCGAAGTGTTGCCTCGATATAACCTTGAATGGGAACCTCGCTAAACCCATGTACACTATCGAGACCCACCAAGGTTTCCCTTTTCCATTTAGCCGGTGACCAAGTAACATCGCTGACAACCATGTAAGCGGTGCCATCAATACTCACGCCGGTGATACCGGCGAGCCGTTCGCAATTAGCCATTGCGTTGCCCTCCTAGAAAATAGAAACTCGGCGCTCTACGCTCCGCGCCGTACCGCACCATCTCGCGCCGTTTCACATCGCATCGTACCGTGACACTCCGCATCGCAACGTCCATTACCGCGCTTTCATTGTCCCGGTGTTGGTTGGCGTGTTGCCGCCCGGTCCCGTTTCACAAGCAACCGTCGAGTTAACAAAGATGCCCCATGCGCATGGCGGCGTTGGCTCGCACGCCCACAAGCCGAGCGCCAGGACGCCCGCTAGCGCCAGCGCCCTAGCTCTTGCGGAACTGAAGCAAGATCGCAATTTGGCGCAGTTGGTTGACCAAATCGACCGGCGCCAGGACTTTCACCAAGCCGTTGCCGGCATCCTCGGCAATGATGTTTTGCGCGAAGGTGTCCGAATTCTGCACATAGCCGTTTGCTTCCAACACGCGATATTCGGCAACCACGCTCGCCTTAATCATCACCGAGCTTACGCAATTCGAACCCGGCAAGATGGGCGTGGTGTCGGTAACGAGCTTTTTCCGCGCGTAGATCGTCAAGAGATAGTTGGCGAGGTCGCGCGCCACAAACATCAAGCCATACATGGTTTCGACATCGAGATAGCTGTCATCATCGGCGCCGGCGGAATTGGTGAGATAGGTTGTCCGCATCCGCTCGATGATGACTTGACCCGCGTCATTGACCCTAAAAGTGCTGATGCCGTCGTAAAGCAGCGTGTTGCGCTCGCCGATGCTGAGCCGCGAGGCAACCGGCGGCGCCATCAATTGCGTGGTGATGTATTGCAAGGGCAAGCCGGGATCGGCCCTCAAGCTCGCGGCGCAATAGCCGCCAACCTCGGACGCCCAAACCCATGACGGTTGCGGGCTATCGTCAAAGCCCATCACCGACATATGCTGATCGTTGCGCAAGCCGCCAAATGCGGTGAGTTGACCGAGCGTTCCGCGGTAGGCTGCGAACGCGCCGCCATAGAGCATTTGCTCCCAAGACCACCGCCCTTGATAGTCGCTAAGGAAGTTTTCCATAGCGTTCAAATTCGGCGTGTCGGTGTAGGGCGTGATGATGTAATCGTAGGTTTGATCCGACAGGTTCGCCAAGCCGTTGGTGATGTCGGGATTAGCGGTGCCGCCGCTAAAGGGCGTGATGGCGAGCGTCACGCCGGCTGGCGTGAATTCGCCGCCGGCGGCGCCGTAATAGTTCGGCCGAATGTCGATATCGTTGCCGACAAGCCCCTTGTGCACGGCGGTGAGCGTCACCGTATCGGTGGCGGCCACGGCGGTGACGCCGAGGTCGGGATTGGCGGCCACCGCGGCGACGAAATTGGTTGCCATCGCGGCGCCGTCATCGTTGAGGTTGACGCCGATTTGGGTTAGCACGCCGGCGATGTAGATGTTGAGCGTTCCCGGCTGAGTGCACGGCCCGGTGAATTGGATAGCGCCACTCGCCGCCACGCCGGCCGCATCATCGCTATAGGGCAAAATCCATAGATCGCCGAAATTGTCGCCGATGAGATAGGCCGCCACCATTTGCGCCAGAAGCGAGCCGCGGCCAACCGCGGTCATCACTTGCGCCATCGACTGAATTTCGAGCGGCGTTTCCGGTGTTGCGGTGCCGCTCGGCAGCATTTGGCCGAGGACAAGCGAGCGCTGTAGGGTTTGCGCGGTGTTCGCCTGCGACGGGTCCATCTCGACATAGACGCCGGGAACCCGGTTGCTCGATGGGTAATAGGTAAAGTTGATTGCCATCGCTTATTCCTCCGGCTTGGCGTGGTGGCGCTGCGCGTGCGCGTGCGCCGGAGCCGGTGTCGGTGTCCCGGTGGTCGCGTCACCGTCGCGGACCCGGCGGCGCCAGTAAAGGCTGGTGTCGGGAACCTCGATGATTTCGCCGGCTTTGTAGAGCCGCTTGTGGAGCGGGTCGCGAAGCGCGCGGCCCTCGGCAATCGTCACTTTCATTTCGATAGCTCCCTTCACGCGGTCGAGTTGTCGATGATGAACCCATAGGCGACGAGCGCGGTTAGCAGCGAGGCAAGCGCGGTGCCATCGCTGCGCGATCCGGTAACAACAGGTTGCGCGGTTGGGCCTGTAGCGCCAAAGATGCCAAGCGATCCGGTAAGCTCGCCGGCTTGCAAGTTGCTAATCTCGCTTTGCGCCGTGAAAAAGTTTTGCCGCACATCCGCGGTGTAGGCGTTGCCGGACGTGGGCTTGCTGGGGTCGATGTTGGAAGTCATGGCGGCGGCAAATCCCAAGACGTTGTGAGGTCATCCCATCCGGTGCCGCCTAGCTCGTCATCCCATAGGGTTTCCTGTTCCATCGGCAGGACGATAACCGCGGCCGGCGGCGTCCCATCGGCCGGTGGCATGTCGAACGGCGGCGCCTTGTAGATGTCAACCTCGATGCCGGTGAGCGGCACGCCCTCGTCAACCGGCCACGCGTCCTCATCGGTGATGAGCCACGGCAACAGGAATTCCCATTGGTAGAACAACCGTGCCCTATCCAAATCGAGGAACTTCCCGGCCGAGAATTGGTAGCCTTGCAAGCTCGGCACGCGGCACGGCTCCGGCGCCCAGTTGATCATGGCGCCGAAAAGCGCGGTTTCAATCTCGTCATAGGACATGGCCGGCGCTTGGCCGCGGCGATCCGGTGTCGCGTCAAGCTCGACAATGACACCGAGCCGCTTTTCGATGACTTGATAGTAACCCGGCACCGACACGTTCGGCGGCGCGTCTTGGTCGAGCGGCACCACATAGGCGGCCGGGAGTGCCATCGAGGTATTGTAGTTTTCGAGGCCGCGCCGGAAGTCCGCCGCGCCGGCGACGTTGCCGTTAAAGAAGCCGCAATATTGACGGAGATGGTCGATAGTCGGCCCGACAATCACTTGGTTTCCTTCCACTTCAAGCCTTGATCGAAGGCTCGGCGGACGCGGCTTTGGAGTTGCTTTTCTTCCTGCGCCATCACCACGTCCAAATGCGGCCGCGGCAACAGAACCCGTTGGGTGTAGATGTTGCGCGCTCGCGCATGGCGGCGCGCTTGGGCGCGAGCCGCTCGATGTCCGCCGGGATTGCCGCCACCGCGCGCGCCGGCTTCGAGAAACAGCGAATAGAATTGCCGCTCGCGGACCGCGAAACCGCTGCCATCCTTGTACACATACGTCTTGAGCGAGCCGCGGAGCTTGCCGGTAATTTGCGTAGGCGGCTCGCCCGGTGCCGAGGCTTGGTGACGGTTGCCGGCGATGCTGTAGGTGCGGCCGCTGCCGTCCTGGCGCGAGATAAGCCGGCGCGTCTTGCTGGCAACATCGTTGCCGGCCGAGCGCATGAGGTTTTTAAGCTCGCGCTTGTCGAGGTGAACCTCGCCCCAATTGCGGATGGCGATCTTGAGGTTGATCAATGGCGCACCGGTGGCGCGCCGGCGCCTTCGCCAAACATTGCGATGCGCGTGGCATCGCTATCGTCCGGCGTGGTGCGAAAATCTTCAAGCTCGCACTCGAATTCGGCGAACCGCTTGCGGCCGGCGACTTCCTTAATCCGGCGGACGCGGAAAAGCTCGGTCCGCATCGTGCCGTCGCTCGGCCGGAGCGTTGAGCGCACGATGATGTGGGTATTCTCGATATAATCGAGCCAGCGCACGCGCACGAGATGGCTAACCGGCGTGTCGATGGCCGCGGAATTATAGAACGTTGAGGGATAAGTCGGCTGCACGTCCGCTTGCACGGTGGCGATTACCACCCAATCGTCGGTGAGCATGCCATTCGGACCGGGAAACTGATCCCGGCGGTAGAGCGTGACGCGCCAGCGAAGCGCGGCGATGCCGGATGATGCAATAAGCTGACCGGCGGGATTATCGGGCATCGGTCACCGCAAGATCGCCCACGCAATCACCAGAACGGCGACCACCGCCAAGACGCCGACAACGAGGTATTCAAGGCGCGTGTTCGGCATACGCATTTTCACGGTCCCTGCCAAACCATTGTCGGGTTGTCGTTTGCCCAATTGGCAAAGGAATTGAGCGCATCGTCATAGATGAAGTTGCCGCGCAATTGCCGGCTGGCGCCGTTGTTGGTGGCGAGCCAACCCCACAAATCTTCAAGCTCGCCGCGCCAGAGGTTCGGCACGATGGCAAACTTGCCGATGACTTGCACCCATTGCGGCGACTTCACCGGGTCTGGCTT